AGTCCATGGCGTCCAGGGCCGGGGCCATGCGCTCGCGGGCATCGCCCACCGACAGCGCGGCGCGCATGGCAGTGCCCGCCATGGCGAAGGGCTGGCGGCGTGCGGGCATGCGCACATGGGCCAGGGCCACAAAGGGCGGGCTGCTCAGGCGGGTGAAGCCCAGGTACGCGGGGCCGTGCTTGGGCACATTGGCCACTGCGGGGTCGTGCAGGCGGATGCGGGCATACATGCGCCGCCCGCTGTCGCTGCGCACGGTGAAGCCAGCAAGCCCGCCAATGGGCAGTCCTGCGCACAGCACATGCGGGCGCGGTGCGCGCTCGGCCACGGGCTCGGCATCGGGCGACAGGGGCGCGAGCGATGGCGCCATTTGCTTGAGCGTGAGCAGCTGTAGGCGCTCGCGGTAGTTGACGGTCTGCACGCGCCAGTAGCGGTTGGATGCGTCGGCGCGGCTCAGAACACCGGCCAGCGGCTGGCCCAGGTGCTGGCCACGGGCCACGGCGCGGCGGGCCAGGTCCACCGTGGCGGCGCGGTCCTGCGTGAGGTCGGTCCAGCCGTGGGTGGTGAGGGGCACCACCTGGCCGGTGGGGTAGTGCACCTCCGCGCGGATGGCAGAGCGCGCCATGGCGGTGGTGCGGGCCGGTGGCTCGGCCTGGGCGCCCACAAAGCCGCTGCCCAGCATCAGGCCTTCGCAGGGTGCCCAGTCGCGCTGGCTGTAGATGCGCATTTCAGGGTGGGCGGCCAGCCACTGGGCGCGGCTTTCTGCATCCCAAAAGCCCAGGAATGTTTTGGCGGGCGGCATTTCCAGCCGCTCGATGCGGGCGCCGCCCAGGCGGGCCAGCTCGCGCAGGCCGCGCGGGGTGCCGATCAGGGCATGCAAACGCGGGCTGGCCTTGATGACGGCGCGGCGCTCGGCCTCGGCCTGGGGCCACACGGGCACGTCTTCGGCCAGGCCCATGTGGGGCAGCAGGTGGGCCGGGATGCGCGCGGGATCTTGCAACGTCGAAAGCGATGCGTCGCCCACGGTCCACGGCCCCATGGCAGACGATGCCGCGCGCTCCAGGGGCGTGGCGTTGGGTGGCAGCAGGTGGTGGCGGTCAGTCATGGCGCGCCTGGGGTGTGACGGTGATGGACGTGATGACGGGCACTTCACCGGCACCGGCCGCAATGTCGGCGGCGGGCGTGGCCAGCACCGCGTCGCGGATGCCTTCGCCCATGAGGGCGGCCACCAGGGCGGCGCGCGTCACGTCCACGCGGAACGCTGCGCGCAGGCCCAGCTGGCGCACGCGCTCGGCAGCAGCTGCGGCCAGCACGGCGCCATCGGGTCCGGGCGGGTGCAACAGCGTGGCGGCCACGGCCAGCGGCAGGATGCGCGCGGCCGTCACGTCCACGTCCACCGTGAGGGGGCGCACGTCTTCGGCCAGCAGCGCGGCCTCGGTCTGGCCCACGATGGCATCACCCGGCACGGCCACCCGCCAGCACATGGAATTGGCGCCCGCCTCGGGGTGGTCGCCAAACAGGGCGCGGCCGATGGCCCACTGCTGGGCGTCCACGTCTTCGACCCGTGCGGCCACGCGGGCCAACAGGCACACCTTCACGCGGCCGGGTCGGTCGGCCCACACATCCACCTGGCGCACATCCACCGACACCGACAGGGCGCGCAGGCGCCAGCTGGTCGGGCTGCCTGCGGCCGACAGTGCGTGGTAGCCCATCAGCACGCGCTGGCGCAAGCGTTCGTCGTCTTCACTGGGCAGACGCGCCAGGTCGTAGCGCGCCGCCAGGTTGTCCAGATCGGTGCCCACGGCCCAGCCCAGCATCACGGCGCTGGCGGTATCGTTGATGCGGGCGCGGATCAGCAGCTCGCGGTAGGCGGCCACCTGCAGCAGCTTGATAAGCGGCTCGCTTTCGAGGTCGATCACCTCGGCGGCGGCCGGGTACAGGCGCAGCAGATCGGCGCGCAGCTCGGCCAGCACGGTTTCGTAGTCGAGGGCTTCGACCACAGCAGGGCGGGGCAGGGCGGACAGGTCGAGATTGTTCATGCGGCGCGGCCCGTCACGGATACGTTCAGGGACAGCGGGCCAACACGGCCGCGCTGGTCGTAGGTGCCGTGCAAGCGGAACAGCACGGCGCCGGGGCGGTCGGCCTCGCGCAAGGATTCGATGCGCGACAGGCGAAAGCGGGGTTCCCAGCGCATCAGGGCGCTGGCCACGGCCGCATACACGCGCACCTTGGTGGCCAGGTTGTCGGGGTGGTCGATCAGCTCGGGCACCAGCGAGCCGTATTCGCGCCGCATCACGCGCGAGCCAATGGGTGTCGTGAGAATGTCGCCCAGCGACTGGCGCAGGTGGTCCAGGCCGGTGATGGCTTTGCCGGTGGTGCGGTTCATTCCGGCTTCTCCGTGCGGTCGCCGCCCTGTTTCACACCGGGGTGGACGTGGTTCACCAGGCTGATGCCTTGGGCCAGCACATCAGGCGTGACGGTGATGCCGTCGCCGTTCAGCACCAAGGTGCCGCCACCGGCCGCCATGGTGATGGAGTTCTCGGTGATGGTGATGGACGAACCCATGCACATGATGTGAATGGATGCCATGGCCTCCATCCTGAAAACGCCGTTCGCCGCGTCGTGTTCAAAGTAGGCGCCGCCGCCCAGGTCCATGCGGAATATGTCGGGGTTCTCGCTGGCCTGGGGGTTCTTGTCGCTGAATGCGCCAGGCATCACCATGGCGTTTGTGAGGTCGCCACCGGGGGCGAGCATCAGCACCTGCTCGCCTTTCACGGGCGGCCACCAGATGGCACCGTTTTGCCCAGCTGCGCGGCCAGCTACCCACGGTAGCCAGCCGGTGAGGATGTCGCCACAGCGAACGCGGCACCGCGCGGGCTTGGTGGTGCGCACTTCCTCGATGGTGCCCACGCGCGCCAGGTTCTCCAGGCGGCGCAGGATTTCAAAAGGGGATTCGGGTTGATCTACGGGGCGATCCATGCATTTGATGGTGCCCGCGCGTGCGCGTAAACGCACGCGGTTTGCCCTGTGTGCGCGATGCACACATTCAGCAGATCAGCCCCCGGCCAGGTGTGACAGCAGACGGTCCTGCAGTCGCTTGGTGAAGTCGTCGGAAATGCCCAGCAGCGGGCGTGCCGGGTAGTCGTATTGCGGGCCGCCAGGCTTCACGCTGTCGCGCAGGCCGAAGTGGTGCACGCGCGCTATGCGCTCGGTTCGGCCCGCGAAGCCCACCACCGCGTCGCCGCCTTCGACCTGGGCGCGCAGGTGCTTGGCGCCGGCCAGCTTGGTGAACATGCTCTGCGCCTTGCGCTTGCGCAGCTGGCCGCGCTGGTCGCGCATCGGGTTCTTTCGGGGTTCCCAGGCCTCGCCGTCCGGCCCATGCTGGGCGCGGATGGTGGCGGCGTTCTCGCGGCGCAGCTCGCGCGCAATGTCCAGGGCGAGTTTGCGGCGCTCGGCATCGGTCAGGCGGTCCAGCAGGGGTTGCAGCCAGCCTTCCAGCTGCATGAAGTCGTCGGCCATGGGTCAGTGGTCCCCGCGCTGTCGGGCACGCACCCAGCGGCGCCAGCGGCCACGGATGCGCTGGTATCCCTCCCACAGCAGAAAGCAGACGGTGAACAGGTATTTCATCGGGGGGCGTAGTCCCACTCGGCCAGCTTTTCGTCGCGCAGGTACACCTCCCAGTGTTCGGCCTGCAGGATCGCCAGCTGTGGCGGTGGTTCTTCTTTGTGAATCAGGTTCAGCGCGCCCGGTGGTCCATCTGGGCGCGGGCGCGACAGCACGGCCTCTGTCAGTTCGAGGTCGATCTGCAGGTCCATCGCCTTGGCGTTGAGGTATTCCACCTCGAAGCGGATGGCACGGGCGCGGCGCTCGGGGTTGTCGAACACCTCGGGCTGGTTTTTCTTCATCCACCAAACGATGGGCGCCATTACCGCGTCGGCGTGGTCCGCGTAGTCCAGCAGCAGCGCGCGCAGGGTGTAGGCGTACTCGAACGACAGCGAGTCGGTGCCCGTGTGCATGATCCGGCCGCCCGTGATGAATATGACCAGCTTCTGCGGGTCTTTCTTGAGTGCGGGCAACGCCTTGGTGAGCGTGTCGCGCAGGCTACTCGGCTTTTCCATTTTGGGCGGCCTCGATCATGCTTCGGGCGCTGTCGTAGGCGCGCTCGCAGGCGAGCCCACGGGCGCGGGCGGTGTCAGCAATGTGCGCGAGTTCTCCCGCTCTGTCGTCTGAGCGTCGGAGCATGTCGGCAAGCAGATCGGCGGGGCGGGTGTCTGGCGCGCACTGGCCGGCAGCGGCGCGAGCCTGGGCGGCGGCACGGTGCTGGGTGAGGTAGTCGGCAAGGTCGTGCTGCAGCCGGTTGCGAGCATCAATAGCGCGAGCGCGGCCAGCATCAGCAGCAGCAAGGGCGGTTTGTGCAGCGGTGTCGTTTTTGGCGATTTCGTCACGGTGTTTTCCTTCCAGGGTGCGGTAGCGTTCCGAAGCCTTGAGGGCCTGGCGCGCGGCGGTGGCGCGCTCGGTCTGCAGGGTGTTCTCGGTGTGGGCGGTTTCGAGCTGGGCTTCGGCCAGGCGAAGGGTCTGCATCACCAGGGCGAAGCCCAGGCCCAGCCCCAGGGCGATGGCGGTGTATTTCCAGGCGTTGGCG